CAGCGGCTTTTCATACAACACGGGCGGAAAGACCGCAGACAACCCGGTTATCGAATCGTCCATATCGGCCTTTGGCGTAATGCCGCACGTTCCGTTTAGGTCTGCGACAAACGAAAACGCTAAATTATCCAGTTCGTTTATTGACGACACCCCGGTTTTAACTCGCGTCGCGGAAGCCCCGGCTGGTTCGGCGCAAACATTTCTGCGGCAATTCTGCGACGTTGGCACGCCGCCTATAGACTCGCGGAGCGATTGGTGGCACCGCGACGAATGGCGAGAAATACCAGAGCGCGCGTCGCCGGATACGCCAGCGGGACACGGCAGAGCGCGAGCATACGCCGCAGCGCATCCCGGTAATTACCTTAAATGCAAAAGCATTTCATACCGACAACCAACAAGCCAATCGCTAATAACAACGAACACGTTTTCGGCATTGAAAATGACGCTGCCGTTTCAAACTTCGTTAACGTTGCAAGATAGATATTTTTTCAATTCTAGTCCGTTTAACTCCGAATACACGGAATTTAATTGTCTTACTGCGCTTGCGTTAAAAAAATACTTTGCGGAATCGTTAGGCGGCGGGCTTGTGTTGAATAGGCAGGAGAATACAGACATTTTCCGCGCCGACACTACTAGCGCGGTGTCGTTTCCATGCAAATTAATTTGGCGCACGAACACCTATTACACCTATACGGGGTATGCCGAAACCAAATCCGATCTAGGCGCCGCATCATCGAAGCCGCAGGGTACCGTATATTTTGTTCGCGACACGCTGAAAAGTTGGCAAAACTTTTACGGAACATGGGAAGACGTTTCTTATCGGTTCCCGTGGTATTCGCAACAAATGTATTTTTACGCCAAGATACTTTCAGCCGTTGCGATTAAAGCGTTAAAAATAACAAGCGATTTCGGGGTTAACACTGGCGGCAATCCAGACAATGACGCTTCAACCCCGTTCCTGCCCGCGCGAACTTCCGCCAGCGAATACAAATATTTCGCGTTATTCAATAACGCGCATGTTTATTTTGCTTGGGACGCAACGGCAGACCAAGCGAGCGTAATCGATTCGAATTGGGATTTGCGGCAATTGAATTACACAAGCGACGTTTACGCATGGTCGGGGCCGTTTCCTACTTATACGGGCGCGCCGCCCGAACCAGTTGGGGGGCCGTTTTCATCTGCCGCCGCTTCCCCAGCCATCGCTAGCGCATCGTATGCCGATGGCGGAACCGTTACGTTTCGCGCCGACGACACCGTTAGCGTTCGTCTAGGCGACGACCCAACAGTTGCGAAAACATGGAAACACGGGGTTAACGTGTCGGCAATCAATTACAAAGCCAATTTTGCCGCTTTTACCGAATCGGCGCCGTCTAACGTTAACGGCGGAACTAAATCATTTGAAAACACTACCGGAAGCAAACAGACGGTTGTGTTTGAACACGTTAGTTAGGCGTGAAGTATGGACGCAAAAACGCGGCGTGTCTGGATTGGCGGAACGCGCTGGCGGCTTTTGCGCTGCCGTGTACCGGATACGATTTGGGGCGATTGCGACTATTCTACAAACACGATCCGCGTATCGAAGGCGCTACACGGCGAAGACTTATTGAACGTTTTGTTGCACGAAATGATACACGCGCGGTGGCCGGATTTGTCCGAAACCGCGGTTGAAGAATTCGCGGACACGCTGGCGGGCATCTTGCACCGCGAAGGGTTCCGGCAACCAGACGATCACGATTAAAAAAGGCGGGACGAATGGACGCGGTTGGACGCATGGCGCATGAACTGGCGGCGAAGTTTCCAAACCAACCGGCGCGTTCGCTGGCAAAGGTGTTGGTTCGCCAGACGAAAAACGCGCTGACGCTAGAGCAAGCCCGAAGCCGCATCCGATACGCGCTTGGTATTAACGGCAAACAGCATCGCAAGTGGGCGACGACGCCGCGCAAGCCGCGGCAGGCTGGCGCAATAATCGAAATGCCAAAAAGCCAAGCGGTCGAATGGGCGCCGTACAAATTGGGCGTTACCGGGAAAATCGGAATCCTTTCTGACATTCACGTTCCATATCATTCCGATCTTGCATTGGCCGCGGCTGTCAAGCATCTGCAACAAGCGAACATAGATTGCCTTTTGCTAAACGGAGATTTCGCGGATTTCTATTCCATTTCGCGATGGGAAAAAAACCCTGCGCAGCGCAACCTATCCAACGAACTGAAGCAAGTACGGCAGTTGTTGGAATGGCTTCGCGAAACGTTCCCGCAAATTCCGATCGTCGCGAAGTTGGGGAATCACGAAGAGCGCTGGGAATCGTGGTTGTTCGCGCACGCGCCGGAAATTTCCGACCAGCCGGAAATGAGTTTGGAAACGTGGTTGCGCTTCGACAAATTGGGGATAGAGATTGTTCGCGATAAGCGGTTGATTCTGGCGGGGGAACTGCCGATCGGCCACGGACACGAATTACCCAAGGGGATGATGAATCCCGTAAACATGGCGCGGGGCGCGTTCCTTCGAACGATTCATTCGATTCTGGTCGGGCATGGACACCGCACCAGCGGACACGCGGAAACCGATCTTTGGCACAACGAAATATTTTGTTGGTCTACGGGATGCCTTTGCGATTTAACTCCCGATTATTCGCGCCTAAACAAATGGAATTGGGGTTTCGCAATGGTCGAAGTTTTTAGCGATCAATCTTTTTCGGTGGACAACTACCGCATTGGCAAAAACGGAACCGTTCGCGGGTCGTGAATTCATACGATCTAACGCCGGAATATCTGGTTGCCGTTGAATACCGCGCGCGAAAATTTTCCGGCGCGTATACTGGCACCGCAGGAACGTTGGCGGCGGATTGCCTACGTTTGTTAGCGTTGATTCAGAAACAACAAAAGGATTTGTTGAACATGGAAACCAAAGCGCAGGAAACGACCGAAGACGTTGCGGAAGTTGGGCAAACGGATTCAACTTGGATTCTTCAAGGCGAAGCGGAACTAAAACGCGAACGCCGATTTGTTGGCGCGGGATTGCTGGCGCACGAAACCGCAGCCGCCGACCCAAACCCAACGCAAGACGCGCTAGACACCGTTACCGCGGTCTTGCGCGAGCGAAGCGGGAACTACGGCCCCCCCGATGAACATTTCGCGCGGACGATTGGCGCGTTAAATGCAATATTCGCGCACAAATTGCGCGAGCCGTTTACCGTGGATGATTGGCCGCAAATTATGCTTATCGATAAGATAGCGCGCAACCAAGGTTCCGCCAAAATTTCAGACACGCCGCTAGACGCGATGGGGTATTCGGCGTGTTGGGCGGTCGTTCAAGAAAAGCCCCACTAACCCCCTACGTTTTGGGCTGCGGCGGGTAGGTTTTTACTGCAAACCAGCGGTAAAGACTTATGGCCGATTCCGTCAGCGATATTTTTTCCGGTTCGCTAACTACGCGGCTTGCGTGGTCGCGCGTCGATTCGCAAGAAATCGGCAGCGTAACGGACAAAAACACGGTAGCCGGAACCTATTCCATTGGCGACGGTTCAACCGCCGGTAACGCTGATGTTGTTTGGAGCGACACGCGCACCATCCCGGCGGCATCGATAGACGCTATCGATTTGCTTTCGCTAACGACCGCAACGCTTGGCGTTTCTGTACCGCAGACGATTCGGCAATTGCGAATCGTGCGCGTGGTCAATAACGAATCGGCAACGGGGAAAAAAATCCTTGTCGGCTGCGACGCCAGCGCCGCCAACTATGCCTTTGCAGTCGGGCCGGGGTCGGAGATTTGCGCGATCAACAACACCGATTCATGGGCAGTTACCAACGCGAACAACGTGTTGCGCATTGGCAACACCGGGACGGCTTCGGTGTCCTACACGATCTTCCTTATCGGCGCTTCGGTTTCCGCAGCATGACCGCAACATTTTCGCTTTCGTCTTCGCTGCGGTTCCTGCCGAAATGGGTGGATAGCCTAGCGGCGACCAGCGTAACGGACACCGTTATTGCTTCGCTGTCGCTTGCGCTTACCGATGGAACTGCGGCGGAACAAGCGAACGGCTATTGGCGCGACGTTGTTTCCGTCGCGGCTGGCGCAACGGTTTCCGTAGACCTACGGGCGCTGCCCATGAAAGCGTTTGCCGGTACGGGAACGCTCACGATTTCCAGCGTTAAGGCGCTGTTGATCGTCAACCGTTCGGCGCTTGGGTCGCTGACGGTAGGCGGGACGATTTCTAATCGATGGGCGGGTTTCGTTGCCGGTGGGTTGTCGATGCCCGCCGGGGCGGTCGTGTACGCGACGAATTCCGCTAGCGGTTGGGCGGTTTCGTCCAGTTCGAAAAACGTCGCAATCCAAAACGGCGACGCCGCGGTAACGTTGACGGGAACGACCGCTACCGCAAGTGGATCGGCAACAACAATAACCGGCCTTTCGGCAACGTCTGCGCTGGCTGTCGGCATGACGGTTGCCGGAACCGGCATCCCGGCAAACGCCACCGTTACGGCAATCGCTAGCGCAACGTCGGTAACAATTAGCGCAGCGGCAACCGCAGCCGGTTCCCGAACGCTGACGTTTTGCAATCCGGCGGCGACCGTCGAACTTTATTTTGTGGGGGTGTCCGCATGATTTCAGACGCGCCAACAATCGCCGTTCGCGATTTGGCTTCGCTGGAAGACCAGATGGTTGCCTATTGCGTTATCGCCCGCGCCAAGGCTGCGGACGGTTTGACGCTAACGGAATTGGCGGAATTGATTGCCGCCGCAATGCGGATCGCGGTAGCAACCGTCGATTCGATTCCGGCAGACGGCGCGCAGAAAAAGCAATGGGTTTTAGATGCCGTCGCGATGGTGTTCGACCAATGCGCCGACCGCGCAATTCCTTTTGTGTTGCTTCCGGTCTGGTATCTGGCGAAACCGGCGGCGCGCCAATTGGTATTGACCGCAGCCAGCGGCGCAATCGAAGCGTTGCTGCCGTTTCTTCGGGGGAAAAAATGATTGCCGCGATTCTTTGCGCGTCCGCGCTTGCGTTATTTTTTTGGCCGAAGGCAAAGCGCGAAGCGGCTTTTGCTCCGCTGTCGCCAGCAACGCCAACGGTGCGGCGGATTTCGTTTCAAGAATCGATTGCCAACCTTGCCAACGTTCGCGCGCGGCTTGCCACTTCCGACCCGTCGCAACTGACGGACGACACCAAAAAGGCAATCGACGCTTTGACGCTGGCGCTTGTCGCTGGAAGTGGGGAAGAATGAACGACAAAACGCGAACGGTGTTAGCGGCGGCGCTCGCCGCTGGTTCGGTGTTTGCATGGCTGGCTAGCGGCGGGAAGCCGACACCGGCGCCGCAACCGGACGGCGGGTTATCGCTTCGCGGCAAGTTTGTTGGCGAAAGCGCGAGCGCGGACGCGGCAACGCTTGGTTCGTTGTGCGAAGCGGTGGCTTCGTGCATCGAATATGACGGGATGCAAGACCCGCCGCGCATGACAACGGGCATTCAGTTTGACGATTTGCGCGTCCAAGCGCGGGAACTGCGGTTGAAAGGCGATTCCATCGGCAAGCGGCAACCCAAGGTTCGCGCCGAAATGGATCGCTACCTAACCGAACACGTTGGAACCAACGGCGGGGCGGTATCGCCGGAACAGCGGGCAACGTGGGTCGCGGCGTATCGCGAAATTGGAAGGGCTGCGAACGATGCCGCGCGATGAATCGGACGACCAACTAGATTGGCGGCTGGTGTTTCTGTCGCTAACCCTTGTGTTCCTTGCGTGGATGGCTGCGCAAGGCGTAAAGACGCTAGACGTTGGCGTTGCCCGCGACCGTTTCGGATACACGCCAGATGCGGACGGTACGCGGGCGTTTCTGCGCGAACTTGAACAACCGTTATTCGCGCAAGCCGGGGCCGAAGTAATCGCAAAGGCGCGCGGCGTCGATACGTTCCTATATCGCTACGCGGATCGCGCGCACCGCGCCGTATACGGAACACCGTTTACCGCATGGAAACAGGGAATTGGAGATTGCGTTAGTTTCGGTTTTGGTGGCGCGGCATTCGTTGCGCAAAGCGTGGATTGGGCAACCGGCAAGATTCCGAATCCGCCGTTGTTAATTTGCACCGAAGCGATCTACGGCGGTTCGCGCGTTTGCGCAAGAAACCTTCCCGGCGACGGGCGGCATGGCGCGGTTGGCGGCTGGTCGGATGGTTCGTTTGGCGGCGCCGCTGCAAAGTGGATAGCCGGGATGCCAAACGGAACCGGCGGAATTCTTTACCGGCAGAAATACCTAGACGGCAAAGTTGATTTGACAACATACGATCCGCAGCGCGCGAAAGCGTGGGGCGCGTTTGGTTGCGGTGGCGAAAATGACGACGGTCGCCTAGACAAAATCGCGAACGAACACCGCGCGCAAAACGTTGCGTTGGTTAAAACTTTTGACGAAGCCGCCGCGGCGATTGAATCGGGTTTCCCCGTGGCCGTGTGTTGTCAAATTGGTTTTTCGAACACTCGCGATAAAGACGGATTTGCGGCGCCTTCCGCGCGTTGGTCGCATTGCCAATTTTTTTGCGCGACGCGCTACGCAAAGAATGCCGCGCAGTCTGGCGGCGCCGCCCGCGATGGGCTTTTATGTTTGAACAGTTGGGGAACCAATTGGCAATCGCCGTCGCCGCGGTGGCCTAGCGATATGCCAGACGGTTCGTATTGGGTCGATCGCAAAACCGTAGACCAAATGTTGTCCGGTCTTGATTCGTTCGCCGTGGGCGGCGCTGACGGCTTTAAATTTAGACGGCTCACGCATGACGAATGGGCGCAGCCGTCGCCAGATGAAAGAACAAAATGATTTCGCGAAATACGTTGCTAGCGTTTGTCGTGGGCTTCGCGCTGGCGTGGTGGAATTTTGCTAGCAAGCCAGACGCGACGCCGCTTGACGACCGCCCCGTTTTGCAATGGGTCGCCCGTCTGGCGAAGTTCGGGCTTTGGGTCGCGCTGGCTGCGGAACCGCCGCCAGACGACCGGCAGATTGCCCGCGCCGTTTCCCCCGATTCCGTCAACCATAACCGGGGCTGGTAACGATGCTTTGGGAATCGCTGGTTGCGTTTATGGCGGGGCTAGCCGCCGACCCTGCCGCCATACGGGACGAACCGCCAAAGGCGGCTGCGGCTGTCTACGTTGCCTATGCGGCGATGGCTGGCGAAGCCCCCGCCCCGGCACCAGCCCCCGCCCCTGCCCCGCCGGGGAAATGCTGCGGCGGCTGCGGCGGTACTGGATGGATTGTCCAGCCAGACGGACACCGAACCCAATGCCCATGCCCGCCCGATTGCAACGTTTGCAAGGGGGGTAAATGCAACGGCGGAAAATGCGTCCCCGTTGTCCCGCCCGCGCGCCCAAAATCGGCCATGCAACACTAGCGGGAGATTTGCGCGATGGGCGGGGCAGCGGCGACGCAAATCGACAAATTCCGCGCCGAAATCAAATCCCGCGTTGGCGACAAAGCGGATTCTATGGGGCATTGTTGCGACGTTTTGACAGATGAAACGCTCCGCGTTTGGCCGCTTAAGGCGATGCTAGATATAGCCGAAGGCATTGATTCGCCAACGGCGGGCGCGGAAACGATCGCCGCCGTGCGCGTCATTACGGCGAAGACGCGCGAAAATCTGGAAGCGCGTTGGCAATTATCCACGACCAAAAACGAAACGCTACGGTTGTTGTCGGCTGCGGTCGTTATTGAAATCGCGAACGTTTGGTTTAACTCCGCGGACGGTCGAACGCGGATTTTGAAAACCCGCGCCGCGATCCGCGGCGACTAGCGGAAGACGACCAACACGACCGCGATTAAATCGTGTACGCATCGCGCTAGTTCGGTGTTGGCGCCGAGTTGCTGCCCAACCGAAACCAGCGCCAGCGCCCTAACGGCGCCGTCCCAATCGATATTTATTTTCACGGCAGACCCCGCGAATCTACCCACCCGTCGCGATGCGGGTCGAAATCTCGTTCCAATTCTTCCGCGTCTTCCACTTCGTCGCCGTTTGCTGCGGCGTGTTCGGCGGCGCGGCGTTCATCGTGCGCGGCAGCGCTGGCGTAATTGGCGTTTAATTCCGCGTCCGCGTCGATCAATTGTTGTTCGTCCGAACTCCACCGCGCAGCCAGACGTATAAGATTCTTAGCGTTTAGGTATTCGTGTGCGGTTATTAACGATAAGTGCGCCGTTTCCTTTTCCGCGATGGTGTCAACAAGCGAAACCAGTTGCGCAAAAATCCTAGGCGCGAACCGCGCGAGTTGTTCCGGTGTCAACACCGGCAGCGGATCGGGCGCCCGTCGCGGGCATGAAACGCCAGCGACGCGGGCGCGAATGTAAGACGGTGCCGGTTTATGTCGCATTGTTCCCCCATAACAAACGGTTTATTTCGGACACGGCGGCGGGCAGCGGAAGCCACGGGAGCGCCGCAAATTCTTCGTCGGTTCCTTCGCCCGTGACGACGCGAAAGACCTTGGCGGCAGTACGGTAGTCGCCGCCGACCCGCGACCCCATGCAATAAACGTGTAGGTCGTCGCGACCAACCCAACGGCATTCGCCAGCGACCATTGCCTTAAGCGTTTTTTCTAGCGCTGTCATTGTCCTACCAAGCGTTAACGTTTTGCTTTTTCGAATCCAACACGAACCATTCCAAACCGTTGAAGTTGTAAAAAGCGAATTCGTTCGCCGCGGCGTTGTTCGTCGCCGTAAACTCGCGAAGGATTTCGAAGGCGCCATCGGCCTTGGCGATCGCAACGTAATAGGTTTGTTCGGGCGCTGCGGCTGGCGTAACGCTGGCGGGCTTGTCGTTTGTTGGCGTTGTCTTTTCCATCGATTTACCTTTCGTGTTAAAGATTCCCCGGCGGCGGCAAAGGCGCCGCCGCCGGGGCTGTCGAACTACTTACCGCACAACGGGCAACCACCGGCAGCGGATTGGCTGGCGGCGGCGCGTTGTTCCGGTGTCATGCTTGGGAAAACCTTCGATGCCGGAATGAGCAATTCGCCCTTGCGGACGTTTGCCCATGCCCCCGAAGACATAGCGCCGCCGGGGATAACAGTATACCCGTTTGCTTCCGCTTGCGCGTTGGCAATCGGATCGTTCGGGGTCGCAATAACTGCCCGATCCCCGAACCGCGCCCGCACGACGGAAGACACCGCTTCCGTTGTTGCGCGTGCGTCGCCCGTGGCATCGGCTACCCACGATTCGGTAGACATTTCCGGCGTTAGAACGTCATGCGCGTTATTTAAAACCGCCGCTTGCAGCGCCTTGATAAACGCCGGGGTTACGTTGTCCCGATCCATGTTCAACGGAACCTTTTGCAAGACGTTGATACGCCACGGCATATCAATTTCAACAACAGGGATTCCCATTTCTAGCAATTCGCCCGCCGCGTCTTGCGTTTCGAACAACTCCACTTCGCACGCGCGAACCGACCGCCGCAGTTGACCGTCAGCGTCCGCGATTTCCGTTGGCAGTCTGGCGCTAAACCGCCGCAGCGAATCCGGCCTAGCGATTTCTTCGCCGTTAAGGATGGTCGTTACCGGAGGCTGCGACCGCATAAGGAAATTAACCGCGTCTTCGTACTCCGCGCGCGTCATGCGCATGATTGCAGAAAACAACGTTCCCTTATCGCGGGTAACGGTGTTGTGCCGCTTGCGTTCGCCATCCTTGAAGACAAGCGTTCCGCTAGTGGTAACGATCTTCGCTTCGACGCAACACGCCAACACCAACTTTTCCCCAAGGCAAAACCGCCCCCGCTTGTCGGCGTGTCCCGCGCGGCTTGAACGCGCGAACATGGTGTAAGCGTGGTCTAAATCCGCGAACCCGTCGCCCCAATCTTCCACCTTGATATCTACCGTGGGGCTATTGGCTATTGGTTCCATCGTGATTTTCACGCGGTCGCTGCCGCTGTCCCAAGCATTCGACACCAGTTCGGCAATCGCGAACGCTTTGCCGCGACGTTCAAGGATTGCCGCCAGCCCTTCCCGATCAACTTCGAACCATCCCATTGTTTCAATCTCCAAAGATGCCCAATCGAACCAGCCGCCCCGGCGAAGTTGCCGGGGCGGCATCATCCACTAGCCACGAACGGCAACGTAAAACGTGCCGCAGCAATTCGAAACGCGGAAGCCAACCAAACCGTTGTCGGCAAACGGTTCGAACCAATCGCGCGAACCGCCGACGAACCAAACCGCGTGGACACCAAAGTTATTCCGGCAAGGCCGGTCGGAATCCTGCGCGGGAGAAAACCCGGCATCGGATTCCGGCATTACGCAATCATTCATTCCGCAAAACGACGAAGCGGTTTTGATTAGCAGCGCCGAACGATTCTTGCGAATGAAAGACTTCACGGTTGCCAACGTAATTTTCTTTCCGGTTGCGGTTGCGGTTGCGGTTGCCATGTTCCTGTTTCCTTTTCGAATCGCTCCGCGAATCTCAATCGTTCGCGTCTGCCCAACACTATAACCGATCGGCAATAGTCTGCCTAGCCCATTAACCAAAAAAATCTTTTTGCCGTTATTCCCGCGTTTTACGGGGTTTCCGCCCGCTAACCAATTCCGTAACGGGGCGACACTTTGCCCGTATTGGCTTCGGCGCTGCCGCTAGCCCGAACTGAAATACCCCATCGATGCGACCGACCGCCGCAGCCAGCGGCGCCGCCACCGAACGCGGCGCGTCGCCACCGTTCGCGTCTAGAGCGATCGACACGGCAGACACCAGCGCCGCCGCTTCGGCGCGCGACAACTCGACGGTCGCAAACTTGACGGGCGACGGAAGCCAATCGCTTTCCGTATTCGCCAGCCGGGAAAACTTTTCGGTAATGCTTTTCGTTTTCATTTCTTCGCGCCTTTCTTTTTGCGGTAGGTATCCCGTTCCTTAAGCATCGCGTCCGCGATTTCGTAAACCTGTTGGGCAATGGCGGCAGAATCTAAAAGCCTGTCGCCGTCTGAAATACGAACCCCTCTATAAAACACCGCGCGCCGCGCCAGCCCAACGCGGACGACCGCAGCCGCAAGCGCTTCCGTAACGGTGTCGTGTTTCGATACCGTCTTCCAAGACTTCCAACGCATCCCGCGCCCGCCTTTCAAATACGGGTTGTGGTAGATGCCGTCGAAACTGCTTTGCTTCACAATGTATTTAACGGCGCCCATGTTTCCTTTTCCTTTCGTGATTACTTGCCCAACGTTTGCATTTCTTCCCACGAAATGCGCGGCGCCTTCGCGTCTTCCGCGATCGACTCGCGGTTGATCCGCTTAAAAACAGCGTGTCTAGCCTTTTGGATTTCGCTTGCGGCGTAATCCAGACAATAAATTAAATCGTCGTGGTCGATTGCAACCGTGATGGAGGAAACAATCAGCATCGAAACGGCATCTTGCAAACCCAACATTTCGTCTTCCTCAAATTCCCGGCAAAACTTGCGGAGCGGCTTGCCGTCTTGGCTGTCGTTAATCGCGTCGAAAAGTTGCTTGGAAATCGTGGGCATGGGTCTGGTTCCTTTCGTGGGGTTGGTGTTGGTTACTTGGTACGCTTTGCCTTGAACGCGGAGTTGTGCAACGTCTTTCGCGCGTTTCGCAAAGTGTCTTCCTGCTTTTCAATTTCAAACATGGCTTCGGGAGTAACGGTACGGCATCGCTCCACAATCAACAGGGCTTCGCCAACTTCGGCGGCGCGAATCAATTGCTCCATTTCTGCCAGCGTAAGGCTAACCACAATCTTTTTGTCGTTTGCTGCGCCCGTCTGTTTGCCGCTAACGCGCGTCGCTTTTTTCACGGGCGGAAGACCGACAATTTCGTACACCTTCCAAGCGGCATCGTATTTTTGAACGGAAATTTCCATTCGATAGGTTGCCGTTCCGTTGTCGTCAAACCCGTGCGGCCTAATGTTGCGAACCAAAGCGTTCGCCGGAATCGTCATTTGGTCGCCGTAGCATTTGCCGTAACAATCAACTTTAAATCCGGCGGTTGGGATTTTCAGCGTTCCGTTGTCAACCATTGCTATCGTTCCTTATTCCTTTGGTGTCGTTCCCCGGCGGCGAAGTTGCCGCCGGGGTTGTCTGTCGTTCAACCGGCGGCGATGGCTTCCGCGTCTGTCACAACCAAAACCTTAACTTCGTCATAGGGGCGATAGGCGTTGCGCGGCTTGCCAAGAATCGCGTTTCTGACCAGATGCGCCGCGTACACCGATTGGCGGCAACCTTCGACATACCAGCCGGGGCCGTAAACGGTTTTATCCCATTCGCTTGTCGAAACGTATTCGCCAGCCTTCCAAACCACGACCGCCGCAGCGCGTGCGGCCCGCTTGCCGCCAACCTTCGCCGTTGTGCCGTCGTCAAACGTAATTTCGATTGTGGCCTTTCCGCTTTGGCTTGTTGTTCGAATTGCGTTCATCTGTTTCCCTTTCGTTTCGTGTCTCGCGGATCGTTTCCGCGTCTGCCCAACACTATAACCGATCGGCAATAGTGGTGTCAAGCCTTTACCCAAAATTTTTTTTGGTGGGGTTTCTAGCGGGATTTGCTGCGGTTTCGGGCGGCGGCGGTCGCCGTGGATACTGGACGCCCCATCCCGGCGGGGCGGTTTGCCGCCCATGCTTCGACCGCAGACCGCACCGCGAACCATGTTCCATCGATTTCGCAGCCCGCTATATCGCCGCGTTGCACTAGCGTGCGCAGCCAAAGACGATCGCAGCCAGCCAAGCGGGCGGCGGTCGTCATGCCGACGAGCGTTTGCGGATCGTAGGTTTTCGCCTTGCGTGTCATGCCGGGATTATTGCCGATCGATTGCCGCCGGTCAATTGAGCGGCGCCGGTGCCACCAATTGCCGCGATGCCGCCACGATTGCCGGATCGACATAGGCGGAATAGGCAAGGCGCGAACCCGGCGCGTGTCCTAGATGCCGCGACGCGGCGCCCGGTTCCCGGCATTCAACGTCGGTAGCCCCGGCGCGGCGTATCCATTTCCATGTACCCTTCCGAATGCCAGCCTTTCGCACCAGCGCCCTAACCTGCGCGGCAAAAGTTTCGTGCGATCCATCCCAAGGCGTAACCAGTTCGCGCGGGCAACGCATTAGCGATGCTTGCAGCGCCGCCAACGTGGTATCGGCCAAACGCGCCACGACAACGCGCCCCGTCTTGTGTTGCTGGAATGCCATCCACCCATCGGCGGAAATCATATCGCAGCGCAAACGAAACATTTGGTCTTCCCACCGAAGCCCGCAATCCCAAGCGACGCGCACGGCAAGCGCCCACCATTCCGCGCGACGCAAGCCGCAGCGATGGACGCGCGGCAATCTCGCGCAAGCGGAAACCAACCGTTGTATTTCTTCGCGCGTCCATGCGGTCGGTGCAACGTGCGGGCAGCGCACGGGGCGAACGCGCTTCGTGGGTGCGTCGCATAAATCATCGTCCGCAGCGGAGCGCCAGAGCGCCAATAGATGCGAACGTTTCGACCGCGCGGTACGCGGCGAAACGGTTTGCGTGTAGTGCGCCAGAAATTCGCTCACTAGCCGCGCGTCGATTTCGCGGAGCGTAACGGGATGCCCCGCCCATCGGTCAAACAGCCGAATCGTTACCGCATACTGCCGCTGCGCTTCGTCTGAAAGCGGATGCGTCAATGCGTAATCGTGAAGATAGTCGGCAAGCGTAACGCCAACGTTCGCAATCATCGTGGGGGCTTCCTTGTGGTGGCGCCCCCATCCATGCGGGCGATCGTCTGTTGGGGGGTGTAATTTCTCCGCTTTCGAATCGCGCGCTACCCCCCTTACGGGCGCGCGCTCCGCCCGTCATGGGGGAACCGTCGCAACGGCATCGGTCTACGGAACCGAAGGTTGTTGGTTCGAATCCAACGGGGTGTATTGCCCCCAAATTGTCGGGTTGGGATTGGTCGGTTGTCAACCAAAGAAAAAGGAACGGCTAAACCATGCGAAGGAACGCAACTAGACACGCTGGCGGAAGACCGCGAATCCTTAAACGCTCCCGCATGGGAGAGGCGATCGAAACGCTAGCCGCGCGGCAGGGAATCCGCGCGGACGAATTGGCGGCGATGGCTGGCGTAACGGTGCCAACCTTAAACCGAATCGTTACGGGGCGCATCGCGTCGCCGCGCGTTGCGACGGTGGCGGCGCTAGCGTGCGCGCTAAACGTGAAAATGGAAAAGTTGGTGGGCTAAATTTTTTGCCCATCTTTCCAATTGCATAAACGCAAAAACTCCGCTTGACGGAGTTATTGCGGCTTCGTACCATCCCGCCGTTGATGCAAGACGCATCGACCGCGACCGCCGCAAAGGCATCGCGAAAAGGATTCGCGGGTACGGGATATGCCGCGCAGCAAAACGCAACGGAAGCGAGTAGAAAATGGACGACGCGCAATTTCTCGCGCGGGCGGAAGCAATGTCGGCGCTAGGTTGGTCGTTAAGCGAAAAGGCGCTAGCCGTTCGCATGACGCGGGTAGGATTCACGAAGCGCGTAAAGGAAGCGCGGGCAGCGATTCGCGACGCGCTAGCGATGAATCCCCAAGGCGACGACCCAACACCGCAACAGATAGCGGATCGCGCGGCGGCGATTCGCGTTGCCAACGGTGCGCCGTTAGTGCCGAATCTGGATTAGCGCCGATCGTCGGATTCCATAAGCGGCTACCGCGTCGGTTGCTGTCGTGGCTTCGTCGCGCGTCAACACTAAACGCGCACCTTCGGGCGGCGATCGTCATATACCGACCGCTGCGCCGCGGCGAATTGGCGACCGCTGACGAATACCGCACCCGCGCGATCGACGGCGACCAAACCATATTAAGCGACGCGCTGATATCAGCGATCGAAGGGCTGCGCGAAGTTCAATCGCAAATAGAAACGGCAATGGAACCGGCGCCGGTCGCGGATGGACCGGGAACCGCGGCGAAGGTTCGCGCGATGGCGCTTCGCGTCGCGCGGCGGGAAAGCGTGTTCGCTGAAATGGATTCGATCGATGGAGCGATTGCCGCTGACGGATCGGCGGATAGGGACGGATTCCAGATAGCCGCGACCGTGGCGACGGATTGCCGCGGCGCGGATGGGGGCGCAAACAATGCTTTGGCTACACCGTAAGGCGGGCGATTCGGTCGTTATCCCACAACACGATATCGAAATTGTTGTGGGCAGGATCGACGGCGATACGGTGCGAATTGGCATTGATGCGCCCGATTCGGTTGATATCCACCGGCGCGAATTGTGGCGGCGGATTCAACGCGAAGGCGGGGATCGTGTTTTAGGGGAAGGGATATCAACACCAAAGGAAAGGAACGATTAGCAATGGGAAAATTTAGTGTTCGTGATGCGCGGCGATCGGAAGGCAAAGCGCGGATATTGATTTCGTCGCCAGCGGGCGGCGGCAAGACGTTTGGAGCGCTGACGCTAGCGAAAGGCATGGGCGCTAAGCGCATCGTGTTGATCGACACCGAACGGAAATCGTCGGATAAGTACCAAGGCGCCACCGGCATACCAGAGTTTCGCGTGATCGAATTCGATCCGCCGTACACGCCGGAAAATTATTGCGAAGCGATCGAAGCGGCGGAACAAGACGGCGCCGACGTAATTATTGTGGACTCCACTTCTCACGAATGGATCGGAAAGGGCGGCTGTCTGGAATTGGTAGACGAAATCGCCCGCGCGAAATATCGCGGGAATTCGTGGTCGGCGTGGTCTGAAATTACACCGCGGCATCGCGCGTTTATCGATCGGATGCTTGCTAGCACGGCGCATATCATCGCGACCGGACGGGCAAAAACGGAAACGGCGCAAGTTGACGACCAAGGCAGGAAAAGAGTCGTCAAGTTGGGGATGAAAACGGAACAGCGCGACGGCATCGAATACGAATTCGATATCGTGTTAGATGTTGTCCACGACGGGCATTTTGCCGTAGCGAGTAAGGATCGAACGGGCATCTTTGCGGGAGGCGACCCGAAGCCCATCACAACCGAAACCGGCGCGTTGCTGGCGGCGTGGTTTTCCGGCGGCGAACCGTCCGCGAAGCCGCGATACAAAACGCCGCCGCCAGCGGTCAACGTTGACGAAGTGTTAGCGCTGATTTCGGTTTCGGCGCTTGCGCCGCTGGTCGGTCTGGAAGCCAAAGTTGTTAAGCGGTTTGCCGCTGGCGAAATCACGGCAGACCAGCGCGATTTGATCCGCGCGGCGATCGAAGCCCGCCGCAATCAACTAGATGCCGCGGAGGTGGGCGCATGAACTGCCGCAGCGACGAAGACCGATCGACGTTTGCCGAACTGTTGGAGATTTCGCAACAGTTCGAAGCGGGGTTGGTGACGATTCAAGAGGCGCTATTGCTTGCCTACGGCAAGGGGGCGCAATTCGGGCGGAATGCACCGGCGCGAATCGTTCGCGTTGGCGGGAACGGAAACTACGAAACGGAGTTGAAATCCGATGGAACTTGATTGGGCAAATTTTTCTGACACCCCGGCAACACCGATCGCGACGCGCACGCCGCTGTCGCCGGGATTTCATTTTGGACAAATCGAAAAGGCGACGATCGAAAAAGGCTGGCGCGTTAGCGACGACAACCCTTCCGGCGATTGCCTTTCGTTGTGGGTTGATTGCGTCGAAGACGATGAACAAAAGCGCGTTTTCGTGACCATTCCCAAAAACGAGATTTGGCGAATCGTGTTGGTTGCCCAATCGTGCAACGTGCCGCCGCCGGTTCGCGGGGAAGCGGAATGGGACGAAGCGCAATTGGTCGGGAAACGTTGCTACGTTGAAACGAGTACCTACACGGTTCGCAACGGAAACAACGCGGGGCAGATTCGCGCTAGCGTGTCGCAATGGGTCGCGTTTGCGAATCAACCCAAGACGACCGAAACGACGCAAGAGCGGCGGGCGCGGAAAGACCCGTCCGAAGAAACACCGGCACGGGCGAAGCGCACCGCCAAACCCGATTGGCAACGAAAGGAAACGGCTACCGATGATATCCCCTTTTGACGCTAAGTTTTTACTGTCCGACATTCGTTTTCTTGCGGGGCCGCTTGATGGCGCTTGCGTCGAACTGAACGACGACGAAGACATTCCGGCAACGCTGGCGGTCGTGCATCGAAAGCGCAAACACGACTACGAACTTTGCCACTATGACGACGGGCGCGGCGGGCATTTGCTGCGCTACGTTCATCGCAAGATATGCGCGCGGAAGCGTTCGAAAAGGAAGGGGGAATAATGGCTGGCGAATGGATCGCGATAGACGTTGGACTAGAGACAAAACCGGAAGTTTTGGAACTGGTGGACATTACCGGCGCAACCAACGAAACCGTTTGTTGGCGGCTGGTTCGTCTATGGGGTTGGGCGGCTACTAACTGCGCCGAAGACGGACGCGCCAAAATCACGCCAGACCGTCTAGGGCGCGTTATAGGGGCTGACGGCGCCTTCGTGCGGTCGGTAGCCGCTGTCGGCTGGTTGTCGATTCTGGAAGGCGATACGGCGGTTGAAATCCCGCGGTTCGCTGACAGATTCTCTAAATCCGCCAAATCCCGCCAGTTAACGGCACGGCGGCAGCGTGAATACCGTGAGCGCAAGCCAGAAACCGGCGAAACAACGGGCGAAACGGACATTTCCGACCCCGTAACGCACCAGCGTTACGCACCCGTAACGGCAGACCGTTACGCACCCGTAACGCACCAGCGTTACCATAGAGAGGAGAGAGATAGAGGAGAAACAGTTCCCCACCCCCGCGAAGGCGCTGCGCTCACAAATTCAAAATCCCCATCGGGAACGTGGGAAGATTTGCGGACGGCGTGGAATGCTGGAAGCGGGGCGCGGTGGCGGTCGCCACGACCCCCGGCGGGGGCGCTTGATCGATTGGCGGAACCGGATTGGTTCGCCCTTGCAATGCAAGCGATAGCCGCAATCCCGGCGGCTTCCTACTTCAAAACCCCGCCAACGCTTATCCAGTTTTGCGCTCCAGATTTTGCGGCGCGTCTTGCGTCTGGCGATTTTGTTTTGCACGACAAGCGGCGCACGGCAGCGGACGCGGCGAAGCCGCCGAAAGCGCATTGGTTGCAAAACATGAAACCGGCGCCATACCGCCGACCCAAGGAAAGCGCGGCGCTAGCGGCGTCGCTGAAAGTTCCAGATGAAAAAACCGCGTAACGGATTGCGCGGCGGTTTGATGTTTCGACGGAGCGTAAACAATGCGTATTGTGTTTGGATTGTTGTTGCTGGTTGCTTGTTCGGTCGCTGTTGCCGATTCGCCGGTTGTCATCGTCAACGTGACGACCGCGCAGGATGACGCGAACGAAATCGCGCGGACGGAAATCTTTCGACACCGCGGACGGAACGGCGGTTGTTTCGAAGGGATCGGAATGTCGTCGGTGTCTGCCGATCATGCGATCCGGTCGTGTTGTTTTTGGTCGCAACGTAAGCCGCGCGACATTGGCGTTTCTCGTTCGCGGCGCGGCGTTTGGTATGCCGTGGTTCGGTATTGGTGATTAACGACCGGCGGGGCGAAGCCCAAGCGCCCCGCCGGTTTTTCTTTTCCAAGGGGTAGCCAAATGGAACACGAAAACGATTGGAAAGAATTCGTGGCAGACGTTCGCAACGCTGCGGCGGCTGCGGATTGTTTGAACGCTGAAAGCGTAACCAACTGGTTAACTTGTTGCGCCGATGAAATCGAACGCTTGCGGTCGAATTATCTGCCTGTTTTGCGCCGCCCCGCTGACGTTGTAGACCGTTTGGCGGCGGCAACGAATATCGGGCAGACGGGAATAGCCTTCGCGTTTACGGCAGACCTAATCGAAGCCGCACGGGAAATAAAACGGCTCCGCAGCAAGGCAGCGGTAACGCTTACGGATGCGGAGCGTGAAGCAATCGCTTGGTCGATCAAACACCCCGCGTTATTCGTGGACGATCCCGCTCTAGATTTGCAATCACAAAAAGTATCTGCCGCGCTTTGCGCGATGTTGCAGCGAACAAAATGAGCGCTATACCCGAACTAGACGATTTGATTCGCGAACACGAAACGTTTCGCCGTAATCGTAAATGGGACAAACAGGAACGCTTTATGTACCGAATGATATGCGCGGTGTTGTGCGCTGCTATGTCGTGGCCGTTGGTTGTGGCATTTAGCCTATGGGGATTGGCCGCGATTCCTTTTGCGTGGAAGGCTGCGGAATACATGATCCCAAAACCAACTAAACGCGATCCATTTACGCGATATCATTCAAAGTAAACAACACGAAAGGCAACCAAAATGGGGCGGATGCAACGCCAGAAAGGCAAAAGAGGCGAAAGGGAATGCGCGGCAGAATTTGCCGCGATGCTTGGGGAACACGTTCACGCAAGACGGGGCGCGCAACACCGCGGGGGCGCAGACTCACCCGATGTTCAGTTGGACGGAGTACCAATCCATATCGAATGCAAACGAACGGAATCGTTAAGCATCTACACGGCATTAGAGCAAGCGACGCGCGACGCGCGCGATGATAGATGCCCTATCGTCTGGCATCGACGCAACGGGCGCGAATCGCTGTTGATCGTTCGCACCATCGACG